GAACAGGCGATAGAAGCACTGGCTACCCCGATAAGCAAATACCTACCAAAAAATGAAGTTGGATTCACAAGAGTTCCGTCACCTGGATGGAATCTTCGGTTTTTCTCCGAATTGCGAATTAATCAACAAGGGAAATATCCAGTTGGTCCAAATGATATTTTTATGTCGCACGGAATTGGGGATAAGGATTATTGGTTGGCGTCCAAAATAGGAGGTTACAAGCATGTATTAGTCCCGGGACCTGCTTGGAAGAAAAGAATTGAAGCAGGAAAATATAGAGGAGAAGTTCATATTGTTGGGTACACAAAACTTGATCCTCTTTTCAATGGGGAATATAAGAAGAATGAATTTGATAAGCCATTTGTTGTATGGGCGCCTACTCACGGGTATAATCATAAGCATAAAGGGCGTTCAAGCTATCCACAATGCATGTCCTTGATTAAAGAAATCCCAGATTGTTATAAGACGGCTATGGCGTTGCATCCAACATCTCGGATGAATAAGAAAAATAAACATGATGTGACAATGCAAGAACTTCTTGATGCGGATGTTGTTATTGCTGATGCAGGTAGTACCCTGTATGAAGCATGGGCATTGGGAAAGCCTGTTATTTTCCCAGATTGGATATGTAAAAAGGATGTATTAGCCCATTTTAGCCCGGGAAATCTTGAGTACCAAATATATGATAAGCAAATAGGATATCATGCAAAAAATATGAAACATTTGATTAAATTGATTGATGTTGCAATAGCCCAGGGGATGCAGCAGGCTGAAATTGAATTCATGGAAGGGATATTCCCTTCTAACTTAAGAGGAAAAGCTGGAAAAATGGCAGCTAGTGTATTAAAAAGTATTGTGAAAAAATAAGGAGGAGGAAGTAAAGAAATGGAAGGTAAAGGTAAAGATGCATTAAAATCAATATCGATAACACCACAGGAGGAAGCACTCTTGGAATTTTTCAGAAAGGAATTGCAATATGGGGAAGCCCGGGTAGTTGTGAAAAATGGACAACCAGTTAATGCTTGGCAAACTTTGAAAAATGTAAAATTTGATTGAATAAAGGAATATTAAGGAGTTGAGGGAGTCAATGAAGATTTAAAAAAGTATTGTATTTTTTGGTAAAGTGTTATATACTTATATATAATATAATTGAATATTGATTTTCCGCAAGGAGATCAGGAACCCGAGGAACGGGAATTGATGAGTACAGCCATTGATTCCCGTTCTTTGTTTTGGTTTAGAATAGAGAGGCCACGCTGGGGCACTTAAATAAATTCCACGGAAATGATGGTCGACGGACGATAAACGGGAGGATTATATGAAAAAGATTTGGAAAAGGTTATTGATGTTTGGTTTGTTACTGCCCGTGATACCTGTTTTTGGTATTCCTGAGGCAGGGGACTCTGACACCGGGGGTAATGAGGATGATGGGAAAGACGGTGGGGATGGTAAGGATGGCAAAGACGGCGCTGGTAAAGATAATGATGGTGCCGAGGGTAAGAAAGATGATAGCACTACCGGAAGTAAGAAAGATAAGGAGCAAGATAAGTTATTTACTCAAGATGAACTTGATTCTGTGATTTCGCGAAGATTAGAGCGCGAACGGAAAACTTGGGAACAGAAGATTGAAGCTGAAAAGAAAAAGGCAGCTATGACGGAAGCTGATAGACTAAAAGCAGAAAAGGAAGAAGCTGAAAAGAAAGTAGCAACTGTTACAGAAAAGGCAACGCAAAGACTTATTAAATCAGAAGTGATAATGCAAGCCTCTAAATTGAATATCATTGATTCTGAGGCCGCCTTCCTTCTGTTGGACCACACGGGAATCACTGTCGAAGATGACACTGATGAAGTGCGTGGGGTAAAGAAAGCTTTAGAACTTTTGGTGAAATCCAAACCGTATTTGGTGAAAGCAAAGGATACGGAACAGAAGAAAACAGGGGATGATCAGGCTGATGACAAAGGGGGCAAAGGTCATCGTACCATGAATTCGCTAATTCGTAGAGCAGCAGGCAGGTAAGTAAAAGTAAGATGTAATTAATTTTAAAAAATAAGAGATAAGAAAAGGAGATGGTAGGCATGAGTTATATTCCACGTTCTGGTACGGAAGCATTGATGCCAGAGGAATTTCAGAGGGAAATTATTCAGGGTGTTCCTGAAATGTCATCTGTTATGTCACTTGGAAAGAAGGCGCCTGATATGAGTAGGCAGCAGAGGAGGTTGCCTGTTCTTTCCGTTTTACCGACGGCTTATTTTGTAAGTCCGGGACCTACAGTAAGAACTGATGCGTCGGATATTAATTTTAAGCAAACAACAAGAATGTTGTGGGAAAATAAGTATCTTGACGCAGAGGAATTGGCAGTAATTGTGCCTATTCCAGAAAATGTATTAGACGATTCCGATTATGACATATGGGGAGAGGTAAAACCTAAATTGTTAGAAGCCTTTGGATTGACTTTCGACCAGGCTGTATTTTATGGAACGAATGCTCCAGCAATCTGGCCTGATAATCTTGTATCGGCAGCGACAGCCGTAGGGAATTACGTGCCGCTTGGTACCAATGGTGATTTGTATGATGACATTATGGGTGAAGATGGAGTTATTGCTACGGTGGAAGAGGATGGATTTATGGTCAATGGTCATGTGGCGGCAATGAATATGAGAGGTAAATTGCGGGGATTACGTGACTCTGATGGAAATCCTATTTTCAAGGCATTGTCAAGAGAAGGTGTGCAGGGGAAAACAAGGTATGAGCTGGATGGAGAAATTATGACTTTTCCTCGTAATGGTTCTGTAAATGCTGCTAATAGTCTTCTGATCTCTGGGGATTGGTCGCAGCTTATTTACGCCATGAGGAAAGATGTTACTTGGAAGATATTGACGGAAGCGGTAATACAAGATCCTATAACGGGAGAAATAGTATATAATTTACCGCAGATGGATATGGTTGCTATCAGGGCGGTCATGCGATTGGCATGGCAGGTTCCAAACCCAATTAATAGATTACAGCCAGATGAGGATGAAAGATATCCATTTGGCGTATTAGGACCGGCAGGAAGCTAAAAGGAGAAGAAATTTTCTTTTTTATTCTTTTTGTTGTTTAGATTGGAGGAAAATTAATGGATGTTGTTTTTAAAAAGAGGCGATATTATCAGGGTAAGCTTCGTAATGTCGGGGACGTTGTAAAAAATATGGGTTACAAACATGCCCGGGCATTCCTTACTGTTAAGGCTGCTATTTTATATGTCGCTCCACCGAAGAAGAAGGCACCTCCTTTGAAATTGGAAAGGACGGTACGTACTACTGTTCCTGTTGTGGAGACTGAAATTGTTGATGATGAAGTTATTGTTGATGTAAATGAAGAGTCTTATGTAATTAAGGATCTTTCTTATCGTGAATTACAACAGATTTGTCGAGAGAAAGGATTATCCGCAAGGGGATCGCAGGTGGAATTGATTGAACGGCTTGAAGTGCTTGAAGCATAGAAAAGATACACTGTGAGGAGGTACGTATATGTCTTATATTACAGCAGTGGAATATAGCACGTTGACGGGGAGACCTGTGGCAGAGGCAACAGATGTCCGAATCAATCGTGCTTCTATGCTCCTTGATGCTCGTATTGGGAATTATCCGCCGAACATTACTACTGGATGGAAGTTGGATTTGGATGATCTGCTCATAAACCAAGAAAAAGCCGTGCAAGAATGGATTGCCTACATGATTGCATACTTGTATGATAATGATGACTCAGCTCCATCTGCAGCAAGTTTGCGGTTAGGACGATTCAGTGTCACTGAACAGGGGCAGCAAGGGCAGAAGATGCCTGAGCGGTTGGGTTTTGCAGAGGCACTCTTGGCGAGTTCTGGGGTGATTAAGAGGGGAGTTGCGCTTAAATGAGTATTCAATATAATCGATTAATGACTCACACATTGACTATTCGTAAGCGCGGCAGGGATTGGCAAGGTGATTTTGTAGACATTGAGACTACTGAGGATGTAAAGGGGTTCATCCAATATGGAAAGAAGCTTGTGACAGATCGAAAAGGAGAGGAAGTGATTGCTTCGGCAATTGTATTTCTCAAAAAAGATGCTCCAATCGATCCGGAATATGAATATTGGATGGTGGATCATGTAGCACCGTATACCCGGGAAAACTTGGAGAGTATTATTATTGATTCAATAGATGATCCAAGAACCGGGAAAACACACCATTATGAAATGGCGGTGAGGTAGATGGGTTGGAAAGGTTGGAAAGGGACAGAGTTGGAGGCTTTGGTGGCTGCAGGTCGTAGGGAAGCTGTACGAAAAACTTGCCATGTGATTTTAGAAGCAAGTCAGGCAGAGGTACCACATGATGAAGGTACACTAATGCGTTCTGGTATTGTACTGATGGCTCCCGATGGGTCTGCTGAGGGCGTTATTTCGTTCGGTGGTGGTAAAGGTACAGGACATCCGATTGTTCCATACGCGGTGAGGTGGCATGAGAATAGTGCAGACTTTCAAAAAGGAAGAAAGCACTTTTATCTCCGGGATCCTTTAAATCGTTTAGGTTCTTTGACATTGCAGAGTGCCCTTGCAGCGGAATTGGGAGGTCGGTTGAAATGATTGCTGAACAATTTGCCTTGTATCTACATACACAGAAATATGGAACACAAAATCTTGATCTTTTTGTTGCTTTTCAACCAAATGAACCAGCTAATTGTATTATTGTATATGACGAATCTGTATCTGTTTCTTCGGATTCTCATGCGGTGTCCGTTGATGAGTTTGGTGTGCAAGTGTTGGTTAGAAATACAGTATATGGAACTGCCCGGGATAAGTCCATGATGATTCATAAGGCATTGGTAGGTTTTGGTGGAAGAAGTTTCGTTATAGGAGGATTGGTAGTAAGTGCTGTTTTTATTGTGACCACACCAACCTCGATAGGAAAAGATGATAAAGGAAGAAATGAGTGGTCAGCACATTATCGTGTGCGGGTAGAATCAAAAGGGGACGCGTTTAGAAGTTAAATAAAATAAAAGTGGGGTGCGTATATTGGCAACGGAACAGGAAGTAAAGTTTGGAAATACCATTATAGAAATTGATGATGTTGTTGTGGCGAAAGTAACAAGTTTCGGTAGAACTGTTTCCATATCCGAAGAGGATATTACGGGAGCAGAAGATGTTGTGGAAGGTGTGGATGTTTTACATCTAGTATTTACTGCAATAGCGGTTGGTGAAACGGCCAGTCTTGAGGGTATTGCTATGGAGAGTGATACAGGATTGGATGTTGGTCAAAGTGATTTAAGGGATGCTGCTGAATCGGGGACGGAAGTTGTGTTAAGGCACACAAGAAACACTGGTTACGGACATGCATTTACGGGATTTTTCACATCCTATGGTGAGACTGGTTCTACAACTGGAGTATACAGATTTACGGGAGCTTTCAGGATTAATTCTAAGGTGGAGATTACTCCAGGCTCATAGAATTTAGGAGGGATTGAAGGTACGTATGAATAATAAAGAAAGAATAAATTTTTTGGATACCAAGGTTGAGGAATTGGGGGAACAACAGGCAAATGATTTGGTAATTGATTATGATGCTGCCTTGAAGGAATATAAGCAAAAAAGCAATCCTTACAAGATAAAATTTAAGGGTCGGATTTTTGATGTTCCTCGAAGTATGCCATTCTCCTTCAGCATGTTTTATATGAGGTATTGCCTTGTGAAAAAACAGGGTAAGACAATATTCCAAATTCCTGATGAGCGTATCCATGAATTTATTGAAAAGATGTTTGGTAGGCTTTTCCTTAAGACATTGATGAATTCTGATGATGTGGATATGAATTTTGTTATGGGGACACTTGTTCCAGATATTTTTGAAAAATGGGGATATGGAATAAATACTCCAAGAAAAGATGATTTAGGAAAAAACGTGCAGACCCCAGACTCTTAATTTGGGCTTGGGGTGTGCTTGAAGCTGATTTTATGAGGTATTATAACATTGATTTGGTTGAGGAAAGCGTAAATAATACATTATCTTGGCGGAGATTCCTATTATTTATTCAGGCACTTCCTCCAGGGTCAGCGTATGAAAGATGGTTATCAAATAATAAAAATCGACAATTTGCTGAATGGAATGGGGAAATTGTCGATGAGAATATAAACCAGGTAAAAAGAAAGTAAAGGAGGGGCGATGATAATTGGCTTTTGTAGTTGGAGAAGTTTCTGCACCAGTTACAGCTGACGCCACACAATTTGGTGCAACTATGAATAAAGTGAAGGTACAAGGTGAAGTTGTCGCTTCTGATATTGGTAAAAAGTTTGCGGCGCTTGGACAGCAAATGGAGAAGGTTGGTAAAAGTCTTACTAAATCTTTGACAGTGCCCCTTCTTGGAGTTGGAGTGGCTGCGTTTAAGATGGGTAAGGATTTTGAAAATGAAATGCAAAAGATTGTTGGTCTTGTTGGGGTTGCTCAGAAACAGGTAGATTTGTGGGGTGCTGATATTTTGGAAATGGCGCCTGAGTTAGGGAAAGCTCCGAAGGAACTTGCGGAGGCTTTATTTTTTGTTACATCTGCTGGGTTACGTGGGGCAGAAGCCATGGATGTATTGGAGAAATCTGCCAAGGCATCCGCCGCTGGATTGGGTGAGACGAAAGTCATAGCAGACCTGGTCACATCCGCGGTAAATGCGTATGGCAGTGAGAGTTTATCAGCGGCGCAAGCCACGGATATTCTTGTAAATGCGGTACGTCAAGGTAAGGCTGAGGCGCCAGAACTTGCTGCGAGTATGGGAGCAGTTCTACCCATTGCGGCTGAAATGGGAATGTCCTTTGACCAAGTAGCAGCGTCTGTAGCTGCAATGACAAGAACTGGTACTGATGCCGCGCAGGCAAATACCCAGCTTAAGGCAATTTTAGTATCATTATTAAAACCGTCCAAACAGGCGGAAGATGCTTTGAAAATGATGGGGGTTTCTTCCAAAGAATTGCGGGAAGAGATACGCGAAAAAGGTTTGATGTCCGTATTAGAAAAATTGAGATTGTTGACTAATAAATATGGAGAGGAAATCATGGCGCAGGTATTTCCAAATATACGTGCGTTAGCTGGTTCTCTTGACTTGATGGGAGCAAATGCAG